GCACAACAGTTAGGAGTTAAAGCAAGATGGGGTGGAGACTGGGACAGTGATGGTGAAATTAAAGATAATAATTTTGATGATTTAGTTCATATAGAGATAAGAGAATAATGGCAAGATTAACAAATAACAAAAGAGCTCAAATTAACAAACAGCTTTGGGAAAGAGCTAATAATAGTCATAGGCAAAGATGGCAAACTCTCAGTCAGAAAGGATATGATTTTTATTTAAATGAGCAACTGTCAAAGTCAGAAACTGATGCATTAGAAGAATCAGGGATGCCCACATTTACAATTAATAGGGTAACTCCAATTGTTGAAATTATGAAGTATTTCGTAACTGCTAATAGTCCAAGATGGAAAGCAGTTGGAGCTACTGGTGATGATGTGGATACTGCACAGGTTCATTCTGAAATTGCTGATTATTGTTGGTATTTATCTAATGGAAAATCTATTTATAGTCAGGTTGTACTTGATTCTTTGACTAAGGGTATGGGTTATTTTCTTATAGACATTGATTCAGATGCTGATCGAGGTATGGGTGAGGTTATGTTTAATAGAGTTGAGCCATATGATGTATATGTTGATCCAGCTAGTAGGGACTTCTTATTTAGAGATGCTACATTTATAATAGTTAGAAAGAATTTATCAAGGTCAAGTCTTATTAATATGTTACCTGATTACAAGTCGAAGATCAAACGGGTATCGAAAAGCACAGAGGCTGTATCCTATTCCGAAAGAGATGTTCATTATCCTCAAAGTATTCAACCAGAAGATATTACAATGGGAGTAAATCTTGATGCTGAAGACGATGATATTATACCATATTATGAAACATATGCCAAAAAGAAGTTTGCATATCGTAATGTATTTATTAGAGTAGTTCCATCACCTGCTGAGATGGAGGTAATAAAGGAGCAGGTTGATGAAAGACTGGAGATGTATAAGAAGGAGATCGAAGTTGGATTAATGGAGAAGGAAGTTGAGTTGAGTCAAGCTGTTGAGGATGGCGAATTAATACCTGAAAGAGCAATACTTGAGTTAGAAAAAGCAAGGAAGATGGCAGCTCAAGGGTTGGAAGAACAGCGTATGATACTTACTTCAGAACTTCAGGAAGCCGCTGAATCAATAAAACAAACAATTATGACTGAAGAAGATTTTCAAATTATACAGGAGAGTGAAGAAGCTAAGAAGAATATAGTTGATGCAGTAAAATTCTATGAGAATCGTATTATATTAACATGTACTGTTGGTGATGATGTATTTTTATATGAGTATACAATGCCAATTAATGAATATCCTGTAATCCCAATTCCTTATATGTATAGTGGGACTCCTTATCCTATGTCGGCTGTTACTCCTTTAGTTGGTAAACAACAGGAAATTAATAAATCTCACCAAATTATGCTTCATAATGCCAACTTAGCTTCTAATTTAAGGTGGATGTATGAAGAAGGTTCAGTGCCAGAAGATGAATGGGAACAGTATTCTTCATCTCCGGGGGCTTTATTAAAGTATAGACAGGGATTCACTCCTCCGACTCCTGTATTACCAGCTCCTATTAACAGTGCTTTTTATACTATAACTCAAGAGGGTAAGGCTGACGCTGAATATATAAGTGGTGTTCCGTCTTCAATGATGGGGTTTACGCAAGATCAACCTGAAACTTATCGTGGATTATTGGCGAATGATGAATTTGGAACTCGTAGATTAAAAGCATGGATGGGGAGTATAGTAGAACCTTGTTTAGAACATTTAGGTAGAGTGTTTCAACAGATGGCGCAGTTTCATTATTCAGTAGAGAAAGTATTTAGAATAGTACAACCAGAAGCAGGCCAATCTCCCCAAGAACAAGAAAAGGAAGTAAGGATTAATATACCAGTATATAATGATTATGGTGATGCGATTGGAAAGTTTAAGGATTATGCATCAGCAAGGTTTGATGTAAGAATTATAGCAGGAGCAACGATGCCAGTTAATAGGTGGGCATTACTTGAGGAATATTTTAGATGGTTCCAGGCTGGATTGATTGATGATATCGCAATGATAGCAGAAACTGATATTAGAAATAAGAAGAGCGTTATTGAAAGAAAGTCAATGTATTCACAGTTACAGGGACAAGTACAGCAGATGGAAGAGTCTATTAAGGATAAAGAAGGAACCATTGAAACATTAGAGCGTCAACTTGTACAGTCTGGTATAAAGATGAAGGTAGGGCAGGCTTCAAATGAGATTAGAAAAGATGTGATCAACACTGCTGGTGAGCAAAAATTATTGAGGGGAATGCTTAGGAGTGAATTTGAAAAATTAAAGGCTGAAATGAAAGCAGAATTTGAAGTAGCGGAAGCCGAAGGGAAGGAAAAAATTGAAAAGGGCAAAGAATAAATGGCTAATTGGAAAAAGAAAAGTTATTCCAGTATGGCGAGAGATGGTAGGAAAAATGGTAGGTGGAAAGATGGAAGCAGTCAAACTCATTATAGGAATAAATCTAATGCCCCTAAAGGAAAAATTGTTCATCATATAGATGGCAATAAATCAAATAATAGTAAATCTAACATTAGACTCGTAAGTAAGTCTGAACACAACAAAGAACATCCTGAAAAGGGTGGCAGAAGGAAGTGTAAGAGTGGCTTTACTTGGAGTAAAAAAGCAAAAACATGTGTAAAATTATAGTTTTACTTTTAGCTGTTTTTGTTTTAACTTAGTTAGAGTGAATAAAAAAGGAAATAACTATGAGTAATGAACAACAAGTAGGCAACGCCGATCAGGCCCCTGAAAGTACGACAGCTCAAGATACCGTTATGGGCGCTGTTTCAGACGATTTTTTCGCTGAATTAGATAACAGTGTCAATAGTGGTATAATAGACGAACCTTTACCGTCAACCTCGAACATAAACAGTGATAATACACTATCGAGCCCAAGTGAAGTTCAAACAGGCGAACAACAAGAAAATGTTGAGAGCCTTCAAAAAAGGTATAGCGATTCAAGTAGGGAGGCACGGCGACTTAATTCTCAAGTACAAGAGATGGAGCCGTATTTACCAATTCTTGAAGCTATGCGTGACGACCCCAATTTAATTCAACATGTAAGGAATTATTTTGAGGGCGGAGGTCAGACGCCTCAAAATATGGCAGAAAAACTCAAACTTCCTGAGGATTTTATGTTTGATGCCGATGATGCGTTCTCGACACCCGATTCAGATTCAGCAAAAGTGCTAGGGGCTACGATTGATGGTATTGTCCAACGTAGGTTGAACACAGCTTTACAAGGACAACGATCAGAAAATCAGAAGTTGGCAAAAGAAACTTCATTTCGTCAGAAACATGAGTTATCTGACGGAGAATGGGAAACTTTCGTTGAATTCGCAAAGTCCAAATCACTTGAATTGGATGATATATATTATCTAATGAATCGTAGAAATCGGGACGAGAAAATTGCCGATAATACCAGGTATGAAATGCATAATAAAATGCGTGAAGTGCAAGGTAAACCCGGTTCTTTAGCAACAAAGGGCGGAACACAAGTCGAGGAATCTCCAGACGACCGAGTATTTGAAGCTATATTAGGGTCTGACAGTGAACTAGAAAAGGCTTTTGGTATGTAATTACCAATGGCCATTAACCCTTAATTAAAAGGTGACAAAATGGCTGATGTATTTAGCTTAGGTACCTATTCAGACGTAGCAAGTTGGTCTGACGGTACTTCAAAAGACACAGGCGACCTTAGGCGAAAATACAATTTTGGGGATAGAGTTTCAGAGTTAGCAATTTCTCAAGACCCTTTCTTTAGATTTGTATCTAAGGTCGGCAAAAAGCCAACGGATGACCCAGAGTTTAAATTCACTGAACGTCGTCCGTCATACCATAAAAGGTATGCATATGTAACTGGATGGATTGAAAATGACAACACACAAGTTGTTGGTGGCACAGGCGGAGATGCGGATTTAACTGCATACAACGATGGAGCTGCCCCAACTTCAATGTCCACTGGCGATACTGTCAAGTTATATATGGCTACAGATTATAAATCTTCTGGAAATCTTCAGAATGTTTATGGTCAATCAACTAATGCAATCGCAGTTGGGGCTTCTGGAACTAGACCTGCTTTTTTCCTACCGGGACAATTAGTAAAGGTTCCTTTGTCTACAACTGACGGTGGTGGGTCTGTGGCCGACCATATGATTGTTAAGATTGATGCAGTTACAGATAGTTTAGAAAAAGATAGTCGGGAGTGTGTGCAAATTGATTGTACTGTCACTCGCGTTGCGACTGTTTCAGGTGCAAATTATCTAGCTGGATGGACAAGTGATGACGTGGATACTCAAGTTTATGACGAAGCAATTCATTCTTCTCTGGAAGGTGAAAGAAGTTATGTTATAGGAAGTGCTCACGCTCAAGGTACTGGTTATCCAGAGACTTGGAAAGACCAACCTTTCTCAACTGGATTTGGACTTACTCAAATTTGGAAAACATCTATGGCAATGGATAACACTACTCGTGCTACCGTGCTGAAGTATGAACCAAATGAGTTTGCAAGAATCTGGCGTGAAAAGTTGATTGAACATAAGTGGGATATTGAAACATCATTGTTGTTTGGTTCTCAAGCATCTGTTGATAGTGTTCAATATACTCAAGGAGCTGTTGATTTTGTTCTTTCTTACGGAAATATTTTTTCTGGAAGTGGAATGGGTGGATCAGGTAACAAAGCTCAGGATGATTTTCTTGATGATATGAGTTCATTCCTTGACCCAAGATACAACAATGCAAGTGCAACACTGTTTTTGTGTACTACTGATGTATATAATTGGTTACATAAACTAAGTGGTTATTTCCAAGCTAATATCCGACAAGTTGGAGTTGGAGCTGGTAATGACTTTGGACGAGCTAACTTTAGCATTGGTGAGAAGAAATCTGTCTTTGGTGTTGATATTACACAAATTTATACTCCGTATGGAACTATGAATGTTGCTCGTAATGTACATCTTGATGGAACTCACGTCAAAATGCTTGGTATCAATATGAAATATTGTAAGTATAGACCTCTTGTCGGTAACGGCTTGAATCGTGATACTGCAGTTTATGTTGGTGTTCAAACGCTTGAGAATAGTGGTGTTGACCGTAGAGTCGACTTAATTCAAACCGAAGCCGGTATGGAATGGCAGATGCCAGAAGCCCATGCCGTCTGGAAATAGGAGGTATTACTAATGGCTAAAAATATACCACCTCTTTATGGTCAGAATAAAGCAGGCAAACAACAATCAAGGGCTCATGGTAGAGTTATTGAAAATGATGGAGCCACAGCTCTTAGCTTAGCTCCTCAAGATAGTGGAATCACTGTTTTAATTTCCGGTGGGGTAAATGGAGCTGCAGCTTGCAGTCTTCCCAGCCTCGCATCCGCTGACAGCGATGGATTGGAATATAAATTCCTTCTAACAGCTGCAAACGGAACTGGCGATTATGACATTGATGCTGAAGATGGTAAGGATTTCTTTATTGGTAGTATTGACTCATTAGAAGGAACTAATGATGTTGGTATTGACTTTAATGGAAGTTCTCATGACCAACTTAGTCTAGCAGCTTCTAAGGGAGCGGCTGGAGATCAAATCCACATCTTTGCAGCTGGCGGAAGATGGTACATTCGTGGAATTACGAATGACCAAGATGGATGGGCAGTAGGCACAAGCTCTGCAAATTCATCTCCTCCGACTGATTCAAACACTCCATTGTAATCTGAAGTTTGTGATTAATAGCACGATATAAGGATAAAGTGTAGGGCGGCTCGATACCTCCCTACACTACTAAAATTATGGCAGTGACAGACATACAGACAACGGTAAGCAACCTTACAGGGGTGAGTCCCTCTGCTAATACAGTGGAGGATGCCCAGAAGTTTGTGGTTGCCAGTATCCCTAAAGAATTATTATTGTTTGCTCAAAAAGTATCTTCATCATCCACTGATGGGAGTGCGATTAGTTTTTCAGTAAATGACTCTATTACAGATGTTCAGAGGAATGGATACAGTTGTAGAAAGATATCGATGAGTGATGCTGTATGGGCATTAGATAGTACAAGTTTAAGATATGCAACTGCCAAACACCCAGTTTTTTATCATAAGCAGGGAGCAATTCATTTTGCACCTGTTACAGATGGAAGTAATGCAGGATATGTGTTTTATGTAGATTATTCACTTATAGATGATGATTGTGATTTAAGA